CTGAAGAGCTACCTCAAGCGCACCCGTCGAGTAGTTGATCGAACAGGACCCAGCATTGATGCCCGTTCCAGTAAAGCCGCCATCTCCATCGTCGATGGCCGACACCTGCGGCTTGTAAAGCTCCCAGTAGTTAGCCGCACCCGTGATGATTGAGCCGCTGTAGCGCAGCTTGTTGTTTGCTACAAAAGCAGTCACTTTGCGCAACTGATTACCAATGAGAATAGAACGTCCGACATCATTTGCATCAAAGGGTGTTCCCACCACCAAGATGATGCCTGCTGAATCGTCACAGTTTCCTACGGCGCCAGAGTGATCTACCGTGAAGTTGTCTGCCCAGAAGACCACTGTTCCAGGAGCTACTGGGAATTTCTCAAGCTGAGCGCTCCAAGAAACGGTCGAGTTATCTCCTTGAGCTACCACTTCTTGATACTGAATTGAATCCAGTGCAGTCATGGCATTGTCCAGTTCGGCCTTGCCGCTCACCACATTGGCCTTGAGAGACACAACCTCAAGATTGATGCTGTCCACCTTTCCGTCAATCGTGCCACGAGCCGTGGTAATACTTGCTACCGCTGTGTCGATGGCATCGGCGTCTGTGGCAATGGTGTCGAGATACCCCTCCAAGTCGCTCTGGTAGCCATCAATTGTCGCGAGCATTGCCTGAAGAGCAATCTCGTCAGCAATTCCGCGCACGATGTTGGCTTTTGCTTTTGCTACCGTTCCGTAGACACCGCTGGAATACGTATCCGCCAGCGTGGTCAAGTCTTGCTTTGTCACCCCACGGTCTGCCGTTTTGAAGTAAGCCGGAGCATTCGCCCGGATTTCTTCGAGAGTCTCCATAGGCTCACCACCGCTGGCAGTCAGTGGATTATTTCCGGTAATTGGAATGACACTGTTGTTGACCACAAAGGGCTCCACCAAAGACGTGATAGAACCTGCAACAGCCGCTTTGCCAAGCACACCCTGTGTGGCCAGATAGCGCACAACGATGGACGAGCCCAAAGCCGGAATGTTACCCACAACACCGTCTCCAGCCGTGAGATAAGGAGGGTCTGACCCGTAGACAATTTCCAATTCGTTGAGCCGGTCGTATGGAAGGAAATCCACCACATCCCACTCGACGCCGTCGACAAAAACCTCTACCGAATCCTGTGCCACAAACTTTCCATCTGGAACCGACGTAAGCTCCATTTGAAAATGCGGGTTACCATCCGAGACAAAGGTCTCTTCGATCGTTTCACCTTGGACAAGTGATTGTCCAGTCTTGGTTGTATCGCCAACTGCCCAGATGATGTCTTGATCTGTCTCGAAAAGCAGCGTACCCGGTCCTTGCCACTTCGTACCCTTCGGCATTGTGAACCCAAAGGCGTAGGGGCCGTCATCGAGGGTCATATCTTCGTCCACTGTGCATGCTGTCGCAGACCGTGGTTTGTACGCGCTCATGCGCGCGAGTTCCTCGATGCGACTGCGCAGTCTGAGCAACGCATAGAACCACTCGCTCACCTCGCGGTCCATGTACCACGACAGAGTATCCATGCTGGCAGCCACGTACTTCGCAAACATGATCCCGAAGTCAGAGGCCACAAAGTCATTGAATTTGTCGCCGAAATTCTCCCGCAGCCAAACAAGCCCCTCGTCCAAGAAGGTATTGAAGTCACGCCCAAGATACTTCGAGCGTGTCAACGTATCCGTCCCGCGCACAGCGTCTCGGACGGCCGACATCGTGCCCCGGTCCGCCCAAAGGGGATACGTTGGGTCTACTGTTCCAGGTGCGCTAGCAATGTCTGCCCCAGCTTGTTCGAATGTGAACGAGGTAACAGTTGGAACAGTCGTGACAATGAAGTCACCATTGAAAGTTGCATCAGCTACTGCTGCCAACGTCACACCATCGCCAATGGAAATGCCGTGTGCAACTGTTGTCGTGACAGTCACAAGACCGTTGAGACGAACAACGCCGACAATGACCTTCTGTGTCCAAATCGTCGGCGGAAGTGTCTGCTGATACACTACATCGTCGGCATAGTTGTAATAGGTTTCCCACTGGACAGCACCCGCAGGATGGGCATCGTACTCATTGATTGCTATAACAGCCATGCTCTGTCCTTACCCACCAAGAGTGCTCGCCTGAGCCGGGTTGACACTTCCGCTCCAAGTGTTCGGCTGTCCAAGCCACTCGTATTTGATGTCGATGGTCACAAGGCCCTCCGGCTCTATGCCGCTGCGCCCATCAGTCACCGTGGTACTCAAGATTTTCACATCTGGAAGCCACTGTCCAAGTGCATTTTTGATCTCGATATCAGCCATGGCCGCCAAGACCGGCCCTTGATTTTCAAACACGATGGCCAACAACACGGAACCGAACGTCGGGTCCATCTTGTGAGAACCCTTGAACGTGAACAAGACAAGTCGAATCTTGGCGTTCACCAGGTCGATCTCGGTCGCGTTCTGTGGGCCGGTAGCACTCCATGGCCACGAGCAACCGATGATTGCCACACCTTGGCTATATGCTGGCGCTGTCATCGTTCTACGCCTCCGGGTCCAATGGGCAAGAGGGTGGCTCCGGCAGCTCCGGCAGCTCGGGTGGAGCTGGAATCGGAGGAACAGCCGGGGGAACAGGGACAGACAGCGACGGCGCCGGGGGCTCTGGTATGCCTGGAAGCGCCGGAGCGGGTGGTGTGGGCAACGAAGGCAGCTCCGGGGGTGTCGGCACCGGGGGAACTGCCGGAAGCCCTGGGATGGCCAATGACGGCCCTGGAGGCGTAGGAATCCCTGGCAGAGCAGCAGCAGGTGGCTCTGGAATCTCCGGCAGCTCCGGGGGAGTGGGCGCCGGGGGGATCGCCGGGGGCGTCGGAATCGCCAAACTTGGCGAAGGACAGTCCAGTCATTGGCTTACCGGTAAACCTGTAGGCAATACTACCATTTCAAGCACTCTTGTTCTTCAGGCTGTTGATTGTGGCATCGTAGGTGGGAAAAGGAGCCCCCGTCGGAATCCCCGTAGGAGCCCCGGGCGCCGTTGTCGGGTGAACGTGGGTCATGAATGCAATCGCAGCACGCGCCCAAAGGGCCAACAGCTTGTTCCCGAACGGAATGGGCTCCTGTGCCCCTTGACCCAAAGTGCAGCCTCCTGTGGCCACGTTGAGGCCCTCTCCGCTGATCACCACCTCCTTGGCCATCACCGTGGCCACTCCGTCCTTCACTTCGACCAAAGCACCCTTGCTATGGACCATCTGGACATTTGCATCTGTAGCGGAAATTACATTCCCGTGCGAGTCCTGGTAGGCCATGCCGCCCTCGTTGGCGTCCAAGTTGAGGAAAGTGCCTGTGTGGTTCCTCACCTGAATTGAGCCGTCCTTGTCGACGGACAGGCAGGACTGCTTGCCATCTCCGTTCTTCCACCCCAGCCGCACCTGCTCGCTCCCGGCCTTCGTCTCGAAAAAAATGTGGTGCCCCGTCGAGGTGTACCACCCAAACGCAGTCGGCGGTTCGTCATCAGCCTGCTGCTGAAGGTGAGAAGGAAGCTCCAGCCCTCCCTCTTCCAATGTGGCCCACCAACCACCCGAGTAAATGGGCGCATTCAGCTGGCCGTTCTCGAACTCAATCCAGACGCCCGAGCCAATGTCCGGAGGATGGTAGATGCCAAACTGAGCGCCCCCCACGCACGCCTTTGGATAGCACCACTCTCCCAGTGGAGCATTACCGGAAATCATCGGCACCTTCGCTCGGATTTTTCCTTCCTTGTCCGGGTCGATGTTGTCCACTACAACACCACGGTAGCTGCTGTAGTAACGACCAAACACCGTCTCCAGTCCAAACTCCTGGATGTTGCTGATCAACTTATCGAGTGCTGCTGCAAACGGCATCAGAATCTAGGGCTTCCCGGAGGCTCAAGCAAATCGGCTGCCTCCTGTGCGGCCAAACCACCAGACGTTGGGCCCGGCGATGGCAACGGCTTCTCTTTGTCCTTGGCGTTTGGTGCCTTCATCTTGTAAAAATTGGCCAGATTGCCCTTGAATCCCTTGGGTTGTAACTTCGCAGTCATTACTCCAAACGCTTCGCCCACTATGTGCTCCACACGGGCAACACGATAGTTCACACTGTGGTACTCACCTACTCCTTTTACAGCAGCAATATCCTCTGGCAAAACAGTCGGTACATCAACGCCACCAACTGTAGCGGACACACCATGGCTTTCAGCTGTTTTGCCCTTGAAAATGTTGTTCATCTGACTCTGAAGTCGATTGGCCAACTGTTTCTGCCGTATGACGATCGGCACATAGGAAGCAGCTCCCTTTTCCGGATCAAGCTGCTTCCTGCGCGGAATCTTCTGGCCGTCTTTGGCCTTCTGTGTAGGACCGTCACCATCAGGCTTCGGTACATCCTCACCTGAGATAGCAGCGTTCTTGGCTGTAGCCTCGTTGGCTTCCCACTTTCTGAACAAGCCGGTACGCTTGTCATTTGGATTGAGAAACCGTGCAGCAATTGCAGTCCGGGGCAAAAACATCGCTGTTGTCTCAGAGTCAAATGTGTCGATCGGAAACACGTTGTTGGCCGGGTCGATTTGCCCTCTGTAGACAAAAGTGACACTCGGCTTACGCGCCCGCGCGCCGTCGATGAGATTGACTTTGTTTCCATGCGTGATAAAAAGTCGACAGCCAGCACCTAGCGCAAGCGACTTCATAAAAACAAGGTCGTTCGTTTTCTGATTAATGACCCGAGGTACCGTCAAGTTATCCAACGTGGACGGCTCAGGCGCTATGCCGTCATTGTAATTGAATTCAAAATTATAACGTTTGACTATGGCCTCAATGACATCGAGAGGACCCATCGGACTGGCACCCGCGCCCGACCACTGCTGTCCGTTCTGCTGACGTGCAGGAAGCCACCCGAACGACTGTGCCTTGATGCTGATGCTGAACTGGTCGCCAAAGCTAATGTCCGGCTGAAGCAACATCCCGTGATGCCAGCCTGAAAGATGGTTCGGATCTGGAGTGTACCCCCACCGCACCGATACCGTGTTGCCAATGGTCAACCAAGGAGACTTGAGTAAATCGAGCGCATCTTGGTAGGTAGGGGGTGTGAGATTGATGATGATCTCACCGGCCTGAGAAATATCTTCCACTACCGTCATCTGGCTGAAGAACGGCAGATGCTCATCAGCTGCACTGCCTTTTATCGCCGTGAACGTCGCCACCTTTCCGGTGTCTACCGAAAAAATGTTCACAATCGCCGTTGTGGCTCTGAAGTCGTAGGGATTACCCACGGAGATCTCCTAGTACCCGGTTCTTCGATG